TATTAATAGAGCCGGTTAGCATCTGCCCGGCGTTACCACCATCGCCAGAGTTGTTAGTTGCACCGTTTCCTCTACCTGCGCCGCCACCTGCAACTATCAGGTACTCAGCCATACCGGATCCATTAACAACTAGGTTTGCGGAGCCAACCGCACGGAACTCATGCACGCGGTAGGTAATGCCACCGACCGTAATAACACTTTCAATGCCGCCCGAGGCGGACAGTGCCACACCTGCCCCACTGGCTTTCAGTAACAAACTGCGTAACATCACGCCGTCCCCCGCATCGGCGCCACGTAAAGAGTGGGCGTAGTGAACGGCGTACCTGTTACCGCCGGAGTGATCCGCACAACTAGCGTCTCAAACTCGCTAGCAGTTAGCGTAGCCGCTGTGTTCCCATCCCACTTCGTGGTAAAGCCGGCAGCGGAAATTGTGATAATGCCCGACGTATAGAAGAAATCTACTTCCACTTCAACATACTCAGCAAACCCGCCGGCAACGGCAAGATCGGTGACATTGGAAAACTCGATCGTAGTATTCCCAGCAATGGCGGCGTTAAGCATGAATCGATTGGCGGCGCGGATGTCGCACGTATAAGTAGAGCCGACTGCCGTAACCACTTGTGCGCGAAGGCGCGGACTTGATACACCAGGAATGTAAATACCCATCAGACGTACTCCGTGACTTGTGCGGTCCCGTTAGCGCTGGACCAAAATCCAGTAATCGCGTTGCTTACAATCAGCTGTTGATCCAAAAGGATAAAAGATCCAGGGGACAGCTTGATAAAGCAGTTCGCCGCTGTCGCTGTTGCTGAAAAGGACAATGAAAGCGTTGCGGTAGAATCATTCATCACCGATACCCCCCGCCGGTTTGCGTTAGCCGCCAGTATCGCCGTACTTGCCGTGGCGCTCGCCACGCTAGTGGTCGTTGGCGTCTTGGTGATCGCTGGCAGCTTGCCGTTGATCTCCGTAAGCTGCGCCGTCTGCAGCACCTGATTAGCAGCCGACGCATCCCCGGTGCCACCACCACCGCCACCACCGCCGCCGCTGCTGCCGTCGTCGAACTCGATAAAAAGCCGGTCGTTATTCTGATGCGTCCTTGTGTCAATGCCATTCAGCGTCAGCACCGGCGACGCATAGGTAGCTGTGCTCACATATCCGATGCCATCCTCTGCTGTCGGATTGAAGTACACAACCCCACGGGTCATGTTCACCACCCGCAGGATATGACTCAGGCTTGCCGGAATGACCGTGCTGAAAGTGATTGTACCCGCCGCCGCGTTAAACGCAGCATTCGCGGGGGCTAGAACAAGTCTCATCGGGTGCTACCTTTGTGTAGAGCTTTCCCGCGGCTTGGGCGGTTGCGCCGTCGGCTTCGCCTGGCTGTCACCCGTCGCCGGTGCTACGGCTGGTGCTGCGGCATCCTTTGCGCCATCGGTTGGGGTGATGACAACCGGCATCGGCTGCGTTTCCTTTTCGTGCGAATGTCCCACCAGCTTGTAATCCGGATTGGTGCCGAGGCCGTAGCTGAATACTTGCAGTTCAGACATGATCGAAGGCGGCGGAAAGGAAAGCGGGGGGTCAGGGGATGCCCGACGGGCTGAGGGAGGGGCCAGCAATGCCAGCCGCCTCCCTGCGCCCTATCGGGGCTCAGAACGGCTGATAGTGGATGGTAGCTGCGCTGGTGTTCACCGGAGCGGCGAGGCCGTTGTTGCCAACGCCAGTACCTGCCACGAGTCGCAGAGCCACCACCCGCACATCACCGGTGATAGCCGGGGATGCAGCCGCTCGTACCTGAGCGTCAATGGTGGCGCCACTGATCGCAAACTCCATCGGGTTAGTGCCGTTAAAGGAGATACTCCCAATCCGCACATAGGCGGCAGGGTTGGCAGTACCAACGGCAGCACCGCGGGCCACGTGAGCCACCTCGATGAAGTAACCACCGGCAGCGTTGGAAGCGCCGCCATTGGCCACAACCTTGAAGGTGTTGGCAAGGTTAAGGCTGTCGGACAGGATCCTGGCAGAACCATCACGGGTGCTGGCGGCTTGGCCATCACCGGCGCGGACAGCACCGAACAGAACAGCATCACGATCCACGGTGTAGCCCCGCACAGGGGCGAGTCCAGAAGCTTGAGGCATGATAAATCAGGGGATGAATGGAACGGAATAGCCTGACTATCAGGCGATGGGGGCCGCAGCGGTGATCTTGTCCAAACGAGCCGCGGCACGCTTGTTCTCCATCACCAGGTTGATGTACCAGGCGATTCGGGTGAGCATGTGCGGGGTCTGGTGCATTTCGCCCACGTCGTAGACGGCGAGGCCCTCCTGACGGCCACCACCCGGAACCTCAGTGAAGCCCTGGATGCCAGTCACCAATCCTTCGCCGAACGCCACGCAGTAGATACTGGCGGTGCTATTCGGCTCCGTGAATCCCTGAATCGGATCGTTGTTTTCGTCAACGTCCGTACGCAGGATCTGCACGTCGTTGAAGAAGGTGGCCTGCTTGCCGAACTCATTGAGTCGGAAGTCAACGCTACCGGCGAAGGTAGAATTGCTAGCGGCAGCGCCAAGAATCCGGCCCATCTGGCGACCGCAGATCAGCACCTTTTCAGAAGGAGGCACATCCACGGCATCGATCAGCTCATCCAGCTTGCTGCGGGACAGAGGGCCCGCCGTGGCGTGGTTGCTGATGTACTGGCTGGAGCCGGCGGTGATCAGGCTCTCCAGGCCGCGCATGTTCCGGCCGCCATTTTCGCTAGGCGAACCTTTAACCATGTCGCGTTCAAGGCGAAGGCGAAGCGCTCGGATGTTCATGTCCAGCTGTCGGCGGTGAGCCTTCATGCCGTACATATCGATCGCGGCGCGGTCCGTTTTCACGTCCTTGCCGTAGATTTTGAGCACCTCAGCTTCTTGGGTGATGCGCCCAAGGCTGTCGTCATTTGCCTCGTTCAGAGCACGGGGGGCGATGCTGGGAAGTTCGCGCTCCAGCCCGTAGGCATAGGCGCCGCCTTCCACCCCGATGAACGGGATACGGGCGTTGACTTCGGAGATGTTGATGCCAGCCCGTACGGCCAGCTCCTGTTCGGGGGCGCCTTGCTGGGCGCGGAGAGCGAATTGCTCCCAAAGGGTAAGGGTTGCCACTTGGCGAAGATGAATGAAGGAGGAATGGAGAAACACCCACTACATGCGCCGTAGATGGTGCATCGTGTGGTGGATTTGCCCCCGGCAGGCATCGCGCCAAACGAAAGGGCGGACCCGGCAGGCATCGCGCCTTGCAGGTCCGCCCTAAGCTTTCCCGGTCCTTTCGGCGGGATCAGTTACCGAATCAATCGGGGTACGCCTGATTCAGTAGTTGTGTTGGCGTCATCTTCGCCAGGTCCTTAGGATCCCGTCCTTGGCTGGCGCGGAATCCACGGGTTCCCACGAAACCACCGCTGCCCACCCCACCCTTGGGCAGGAAGTGCGCGCCGATCACATCGGAGCTATCGGCCTGCAGTTCCAGCCAGTCGTGCAGGGCGATGGGGCCGCTCTTGTCGGCTGCCAGCACCGGATCGCCATCATCGTCAACGACCACAACCTTGCCGTTGCTGAGGCGTAGGTTGGCGGAAAGCTGGTTGAAGACGGCCTCGCCGTGGGTCAGCTTGCCGTGGCCACCCGGGCGGCCCTCGGCGGCCTGGAAGGCTTGGTTGAAAGCGGTCTTGATCTGCAGTTGCTCCGCGGCTAGCCGGGCTTCGTCGCGTTCCTTTTGCAGGGCGTCGCGTTCCCGCTGGTGCTTCTGCTCCAGTCTGGTGCGGGTGTCCTCAACCTTTCGGGTCACGTCCTCCTCTGCCCGCCTGGCGCGCTCATCGGCCTCCTGCTGGCGCCTCCGGGCCTCCTCAACTTGGGCTGCGATCTCGGGGCCCATGCCTTTCAGCTCGCCCAGCTGGCGCTCCAGGGCCCGCACGCGCTCACGCTCCTTCCGCAGGGCATCACGGCCCGCCGGCCCGAGGTCTTCATCCTCAACCGGGTCCGGCTTGCCCTTTGCGGTCTCCTGCCCGCCGCCATCCTCCTGCCCCTCGGGAGCAGGGTCAGCATGCGGGAACAGGAACGGCTCCGCCAATGCAAAGCGGGCTTGGTTTTTGGTCTTCATGCGTTGCCGGGGCATCGCGCCACCGGTGCAAGTTGCCCCCGTAGTTTTCCCGGTCGACTGTCAGCCTTTCGCTACACGTCGCACTACGTTGTCAATCATGCGGCGGCGGTCCTCCGCTTGCTGCAGCCGGCGGCGGTTCGTTAGGGCCATCAATGCGGCCACTTCCGCCAGGGAAGCCGACGCGGCGGGGATCGTTACGGGCTGATCGGTGCTGTTCATGGGTGCAGGGTGGTGATAATAACTGGCGGCGCAAAGTTCTGATTACTGTAAAGAGGTTTAGGGGTGAATCGCATGGATTGGATTGCTGCCGGCGGATCGCCTGGCAAAGACTGCGTTAGGTCATAATGTCTAAACGGCGCATACCCACTAATGGTAGAGCCGTCGTTAAATGTTGCTGATCCCGGATACCATGTTATGACTTCTTGCTCGGTGAACTCATAATGAACGGCTGCCTTCATCATAATGGGCAGGTCGCCGGCCTGGAATGACGCCCCGGCATATCCTCTTGTGTATGTCCAAAAATCAGAGCTTAAATTGTAGGATTCAACGAGCATGCCGTCAATATGAAAAAAGGCCTCGCCGTTGTTGATCGTGATCGCGTAATGATGAAGCAACCCACGCCCAGCGCTTATCTTACCTGATGTGTCCGTAATGTTAGAAGAGGCGGTTGGATTTGACTGAGCCCTGGCTGGCGCAATCCGAAGATTGTACGTGTCCGCACGCAACGAAAGGCGCATGTTGTTAAAGTCAACATCAAGTTTTGCGCCGCCTGCTGCGCAAATAACCTCAAACGTCAACTGATTATAGTTTTTTGCGGCGGCCATTGGGTTTTGAAGCGGCGGCAACCCAAAGTCGCCTGGTATTGACGCGCCTGTGATCTCTATGGCCGGATATACGTTTTTTGTGCCTTGCGCCAAATCTATTGTTATGTCTCTATATGCGTTGGTCAAATCAAACCGCGAAAACTGCGGATGATCTTGATGAAAGTTTGAGGCAAACACCCATCCTATTGCAGCGGTTTGGCCGGCGCCGCCGCTGTATAGAACAATCGGCGTGTTGTCGCCAAACAACTGCCCGATGTCAAAGTCAACATAGCCGCCCGGCGCTTCATCTCGCCACCTCGGCGAATATGGTACTGGCGGCGGCCAATCGTAAGAGTTTGCCCCTTCAATCGGCCTACTAAAATCCTGCGTAACGTACAGAGCGCTAGCCTGCCATAATCCTGGAGTTGGAACGCCTACAATCTCTCCATTAGTTTCGTATCCAGCATAAATCTTGCCCCAACTTGAAAAATATACAGACCGAAACGGCGACGCTTTGGCTTTTAGCTTTCCTTCAATATATTCGCCTGCTGCTGTTACGAGTATTCCTTTTCCAAATCGACGTGTCCTTACTTCTGGCGGTGGGTCAAACTCCGGGACCGCCCCGCGCCATGGGTCATCCTTGGCGGCTTTGCTGGCGGGGTTGCCCACGAAAGACCGTGCGCGTTCCGCCAGCCGCTCCGCCTCGCGCTCTGCCCATCCATCCGCCTGCCGATCTGCTAGCCGCCGTTGGTTCGCCAGCTGCAGCACCCGGGCGGTTTCACCAACTTCAGAAGGGGTCTGAATGTCAATCCGTGTCATGCCACGGTCGTAATGTCATCCACCATCGTGAACACCTCAATGCTGAGCGGCTGGCCAGGCGATAGGGTCTGATCCTCGGGCAGCATCGGCAGGATGCCCGCCACGGTGGTGTCCCACGTGGTGGTCCCGCCGCTGGCGGTACCTAGCACGAGGTAGGCGGTATCAAACTGCAGCCCCAGGCCGCCGGAGCTGGCCTGGAAGGTGCATAGGTTGCCGGTGCCTACCACCATGCCCTGAGTGGCCGCATAGGCCCCTGCAGGCAGCGTCCATTCAACCTTTGCGTAGCCGTTGCTGGCTTGGCTGCTGATCTCCACCGCGTCCCATTGGGCGGTGGTCGAGTCCTTGGTGAGCGAGGCAGAATTGATCGCCAGGCACAGCCGCGCCCTACGGCCCTGATAGGCGACCGTATGAACGCGAATCAGCTCCGCGTTACTCCATTGCATTGCCAGTGTCACAGGATCACCCCCTTCATGGTTGACGTAAAGGCGCCATTGGCAGGATCAAAGGCCACGTTATAGACCCCCCCCGGGCCAACGGTTACAGTCTCTGGCATGATGAGCTTTCCGGTCGTTACCGCTTGGCTGGTGACGGTAGTGGAATACGCTACTGTTATGTCAAACGTGTTGGCGGTAACGTTAGCGATCGTAAATGTACCATTCATCCACCAAAACGGCAGCTGATCAATCACCACCACGCTACCATTAGCCATCCCGTGGGCGGCTTTGGTTAGGGTGGCGGTAACGCTGGTTTGCGCTACATTCGTGATGGATACCTGGCCAGCGCTGGAGCTGAATAGGCAGCCGATGACGTTCTTGCCAATGGCGGTATTGTTGTAAAATACCAGCGACTTGAAGGCAAAGCCGCTACCGCTTGCCGATAACGTCGGGATGAATGATGGATTGAATCGATACGTTCCGCCTTGCCATGCTGCCGGTTCTGTGACGCTGACGTTCACACCGCCGAGCGTGTAGCCGTTCCCATTCGCTACCTGCGTAACGTCTGACAGCACCGTATGGGACTGGATCAGCGGTACGTTAGTGGCGAGGGCCATTTTGACCACATGCACTCCGAGGGCATGGATGCCGCGGGACATTGCCGCCGGGACGAAAGCATGAAACGGGATGAACCCGCAGGTTCTGGTTACGGTGGTCATGCCCTTAGCTTTCCGTCAGGGGTTGGGATATGGCGCCGTCGGTGGCGTGAAGTTGGCATCCACCACCCGACCGGGCTCTAGCACTACATCATCGATGTAGCCGGGGAAGATAGCACCGGCATAGTCGTTGCCGCCAACCAATAAGGTATTGCTCGTGATGTTTGACGTTGCCGTGGGTCCGGTGATGACATAATCATCTGGGCTCTTGACGCCATTAACAAAAACCCTGATGGTTTGCGCTTCTTTGCTTGCCAGTACATGTATCCATGTTCCAACCGTAAGCACGTTGCTTAATGCCTCTGGCGCAAAGCTCTCATCAAACCATCCGGCAAACCATTCGCCGTTCGTATTGATGACACCAAGCGCTGAATCGTAGCCGGTGCCGAACTGAGCAATCATGTGTTCGGTGTTCGTGTCGCCGCTGTTGATCCTGATCCATCCCTGGAGAGTCCAGTTGGCGACGCCTACCGCCAGTCCTGCGCCGGTGGCGGTCACAAAACCATCGCTGCCATCAAACTCCGCCGCCGCTCCGCCGAACTTGGATTGTGCTGTGCTGATCGCGGCATTGCCGCTGGCGACAACCGGGTAGGCGTTGGCGCTGCTATCGACGAAACCGGGGCCGTCAAAATGCAAGATCAAGGCGGCGGCATTGCCGAACCCGCCAACCTGGGTGAGGGTTGCCGTATGGGTGGTGACGATCGCATTGCTGCCGGTGCCGATCATGTGCAACCGGCGACCCATGCCGCCGACGCGGACGCCACCGGCTACCTGGAGCGTCTTGGGCAGCCAGCGTTGCAGCCGCACCCGAGCGCCAACCCGGGCCCCTCCACGGGCCTGCAGGATGGTGTTATACGGCGGCACAAACCGCGTGGGGGTGATGGTCGCCCGGGGGATCGGCGCCTGTCCTGAGGGGAGCGCCGCGAACAATGCCGACAGGTTGGGGGCCAATGGATTGAATCCAGCCGGGATCGCCATGGCATTCGGCGGCCGTGGGTTGGGGTTGGTGGTCACGGCGGCGGCAGCCGGCAGGGTGGTCACCCCGGGCGGCAAGGGGAAAAACGCCTTGGTGGCGTCGCCATCAACGGCAGCCCAGAACAGCGCATCGGTCGTACAGCGGATCCCATCGGCGGCCATTGACCACGTGCAGCCGTTGACGCGATAGGCACCGGTGACGCCATTGATCCGCAGATACAGGGCGTCCATGGGCTTAGCGGGTAGGTCCATGGGGTGGAGCTGTAGGCCCTGGCCGTTGCGGTTGCCAAGTAGAAGACGGTTTTCGCCCGTGGCGTAGGCGAGGGCCTCAGCTTGCGCGTTGCTGGTGATCACGGTGTAGACCGGCGGGCTGCCGGCTGACGTAATCCGGTCGTCGCTCACGTACGGCGGCGACAGCTCTATGGCGGTCTGGCTAGCGGGTGAGCCCATCGCCCAGGTAACTGCGGCTACCTGCTCGACTGATGGGGCCTTTTCTAACGCGCTGCGGTTGCGTTCCTGCTGGCTTGGGCGGCGCTGCAACCCAAACTCTCGTTCGGTGCGGATCCGGGTCTGGCTGCCATAACCGACGATACGGCCGGCATAAAACAAAAGATTATCCAATGTCTCGCCAGCGTCCCGTAAGCGGCTGATCGCGTCCGATCCGTGAGGCGTGTTCAGGTACTGAGTAGCGTTTCGGGTCTTGGTTTGCGTGATGCCTGACCCCTTGTCTTTGTCGTATATGGTTGTGCGCCATCCCGTGGTGATGGTCCCTTTCTGGCGGAAGGTGGCAGCATGGGGGCCATTGGCGCCGCACGCGGCCAAAAGGTCTCCCTTGTCGCCAAACTCAATGGTTCTTTCTTCTTTTACATCTGAAATGTCCTCTGAAGCACCAATGCCGGAGCTGTAAATAAAAGTAGTCTCAGTAATTTTGCCTCCATTCAGGGTGCTTGAATAGTCGCGGCGCCGCGTCACCCGATCCCTTTCGTCGTAAAAGGTTTCGTTAAGGTTGTATTCATTGTAAGTGATGAACTCTTTTACGGTTTGTCCCGCCTCGTCTGTATAGGTATGGATTGCCTGCACGGGATCACCAAAGACCACCTCACGTTCCCAGTTGCGTCTCTTGATGTCGTCGTCGCTTTGGCTTGCATCCGGCGGTCGTAGGGCGGTTGTGGTGTACTTGGCAAAGACCGCATCGCCAGGCAGGTCGCCCACGTTCACGGGCGTCATTTCCAGGATCTGCCCGCCTGTCAGCAGGGGCCCGGGGCCGCTTGGGTTGCTGCGCTTGTTGATAAACTCAACCTGCTCCGATTCGTTGATCCAAGCAAAATATCCGTCGCTTTTAGCAATCTTGCCCAGTTCTTCCACGTAGCCGCCGGACATATCCCATTCGTCTACAATGCGCTTGATATTGAACGGGACACTACCGGCAGCTGTGAGCCCAAGGGTCTGCAGGATCTTGCCCGCCACCCATGCGGAAGACATTAGCTGAATACTGGACCGGCGCTCAATCTCAGAGACGCTGCTATTTTCCTCCGTCTCCTTGAGCACCTCCACCGGCGGCTTGCGGTTGCTGTGATACGTCAGCAGGCATCCCGCGCTGATCGTGGTGATGTTCTGCAACGGATCCACCTGGCTGGATAGCACCCGCAGCCGCCGCGGCACCCGGGCGATCCAGTTGACGCCATCGGAATACGCCAGGCTGATCGGCGACCCTGCCGCGGGCCTGTAGGCCCCGGTGAGCGCGATTGTAGCCTTTGTGAGGCACAGCCCCTGCCCCTGCACGTGGTCTTCCTGGATCGTGACCGGCGATCGCGGGTCAACCGGCCCGAGGCTGCAGAACACCCAATGGCGAAGGTCCAGGCTCATACGGCGGCGCGAATCTTCGTGATGGTGAGCGACACGTCGTAGACGGTGCTAACGGCCCCGGCATTGCGCTTGAGGCGTGCGGTGGGGATGCCCCATCCGCTCGGAAACCAACTATTGGCCGCCGGGGTGCTCGTGGCGGCGGTGGTCTTCACCCACGTTTCCAGGGTCGGCAGATGAGCCGCCGTGACCCACCCGCGCACCTCTTTGGTGTCCACGGTCGCAAGGTTGCCGGTGATCACGTGCGCGCCTGCGGCCGATAGTTCCAGCTGCGGTAGCCCCTCAATATTCTCGGGCCGGGCGGTCAGGTTGATCACAGCCCCGCCAAGCGTGAGGGTGCCGAGGTTGAGGGCCTCCTGTTCCTCCTCCCCCTCCTCCAGCTCGCGCAGCAACACCGCGAGGGCCTGGTTGGCATCCACGAGGGTGAGCCCCAACCGCGTGAAGGGCCCCACCTGCGTGGGCTTCTCAATCGCACGGATCCAGGCTTGGCGATTGGTCCAGGCATGGGCGCCGCTGTAGCCAGGGCCCCGGGCGGTCACCAGCACAACTTCCCCCACGGTCCCGGTGCGCTCTGGGGCTTCCTGCAGCAACCGGGCGGCAGTCCAAGCCCGGAACATGCCGAGCAGGGCATCCGCCTGGGTCTTCTGTAGTAACCCCGAGGGCTGCAGCATTTCCGGCGCCCGCCCGCGGTCCACGTCAACCCCATCAAACGCCAGGGGATGCTGTTCTAGGTTCGGGAACGTGAATGAGCTACCGCCGTAGGAGATGGTAAGCATTAGTACCCCCCGACGCTGCGCAGGATGCCGGCGTTAGACGGCAATACCACCTTCACAGAAAAGTCCTTGGCCACCAGGGCATCCATGCGGCCAGTGAGGCGATTGATCGCTGCATTGAGTTTTCCGAGCCCCGGGATATTGGCCGACCGCGGCGAACCCATGATGGCCATTGACTGCCCACCGCCACCACGGCGGTCCATTGTGGCACCAGCGGCCCCGAACGCCCCACCAGCGGCGAGGGAAGCGGTGATGCCTGCAGGGAGCACAGTGCCCGCGGTGGGGGGTGTCCAGTAACCATTGCGCGGGGCATTGATCAGCGACAGGTTGCCGGAATCACTCAAGAACGATTCCAGCCCCAGTTCGTTGATCTTGTACCGTGTACCAGGCTCAACCCCGCCGCCGGCCCAGCGGGCTTGGGGTACGGTGGCAATCTGCTTGAGGGTTTCAAGCAGGGCCCCGGCGTTGGCGTTGGCGTCGGCATAGCCGGCAGCCAGGGCGCCAGCGGCATCGGCGGCGCTTGCGGTGGATGTTGCTGCCGCGTCTAGGTTGCCCTGGATCTGGATGGTCTGGCCACCGGCGGAAATGAAGCCAGCGGAAACGGCCTGCAGTTCAGTGGCGATCTGGGCAACAGATCCCGCCGATGCGTCAAGCCTGGTCAACGGACCCGTCAGCGATTGCTCCCATCCCTTGGTGGCTGCTTGGGCCTTGAGGCCATTGGCAGTGGTCTGCTGTTGCGCCACGAGGGCCTGGCGTTCCAATCCAAACACCAGCCCCAAGGTCTGCAGCCGCCCAAGCTCCGACTGTTGCTGCTGTTGTGCCAGCCCGATGGCTTGCCGCTGTAACGCAACCTGCTGCTCTAATGCCTGCCGCTGCGCCGGTGCCAGCGACGGATCCGCCATCTGTCCCTGCAGCTCTAGCAACCGCTGCTGCTGCTGCAACGTGTTCTGCGCCGCCGCACGCTGCGCCCCCTGGGCCTCTAGTACCTGCTGCGCTTGCTTCAACTCCAGCACCTGCCGCTCCAGCTCAAACCGCTGTTGCGCCGCCGCAATCGACGCCTCTAACGCCCGGTACTCAATCGTCTCTGCTCCCCGCTTCAGCGATTTGATGTGCTCCTCCTGCTGGCTGATCTGATCCACGGCGGCCCCGCGATCACGCATCAGCTGTAGGTGCTGCTCCGCCCCGCTGATCTGTGCATTCTGCCGGGCCGAATCCACCGCAAATAGGCTCTCAGACAGCCCCTGCTGCGCCTGTTGCAGCCCCATCAACGCATCCGCTACCTGCTGTTGCGCCCGCAACAGGCCCACCGCAAGCTGCCCCGCGGTATTCTCCCGCTCTATCTGTTGCTGTGTGATCTGCAGCCGGGTTTGCGCCAGCTGCAAGATCTCCTGCCGTCTCTGCACCTCCGCCCGGGAGCCCTCGGCCTCCAGCTTCGCCAACTCCAGCACCTTCTGGGCTCGTGCTGATTGGGCGGTCAGCAACGCCTTCTGCCCCCCGCCTTCCGCGCCCTTATCCGTCGCCTCCTTGATCTTGGCGATCAACAGATCCTGCCCCCTGATCTCCTCCTGCAGCGACTGCCTACGGGCGGCAGCTATCGCCTTGTCCGCATCCGACTGGGTCATCTTGCCGGCGGTAACCTGCCCCACCAGCTCCGCTTCCTTCTCCAGTGCCGCCACGCCGGTGCGTTGGCCTGCCAGGGAGTTTGATTCCTTCTGGGCTTTGATCTGCTCCTTTATGCGGTTCTGCACGGCCGTCAATGCGGCGGCCTCGGCATTGGCTGCACTGACGGAATCCTTCTTCTTCTGTCGATAGTTCTTGGCAAGCTCGCCAAAGATGATGATCATCTTGCCGGCAGCCTCGGCATCAATGATCAGGTTCCCAAAGATCGGGACCTTTTTGACTCCTGCAATCCTTACGGTGTTATCGTATATCTTCTTGGTCTCGGCCTCCGATAGTCCGTACTCCTGTCGCATCTTGCTAATGCTGTTAATCAGTGCGGTTTGCTCCTTGCCTAATCCCGTGAACAAATTAGACGCCATGCCAAGCTTAATGCCCTCCTGCTGCGCCTTCATGTCCTTTGTCGCCGCATTAAGCTGCTTGATCGTTGCGATCAGCGCCGGCAGAACACTTTGACCCGCTGCCGCCTGCAGTGATTCCCATTCGTTCTTGAATTGCTGTATATTCTGCGCAGCGGTGGGCATCCCGGAGGATGCTTTCGTAATATCGTTCAGACCCTTTGTGAATGCCGGAAAGAACTTGTTAGCCGACAGCTGGCCGGTTTCAACCAGCTTGATCATCGCCTGCATGCTGATCCCGAGGCCCTTCGCCGTGGCCGCCAACGCAATCGGCAGTCGTTCCCCCAACTGGCCCCGCAGCTCCTCCATGCTCACGGTGCCCTTAGAGGCGATCTGCTGCAGCGCCAAAAACGATCCATTCATCGCATCGGCGCTAATGCCAAGCGACTGCCCCGCACGCGACACCGCCGTAAATAGCTCATTCTGCTGCTGCAATGGCACGTTCGCCGCCGTCGCTGCCGCCGTGAAGCTCCCGTAAGCGTTCACAAGGTCGCGAAACGAAAGGCCTAGGTCGTCACTGACCCCCTTGAGAAACATCATTGCCTGCCCCGCCCCCTGCTGCCCCAGGGTGTTGGACAGCCGCCGCGTTGCCGATTCAAGCTCGATCGCCTGATCGATTGAGCTGCGCAGGAACTGAGCCGCCGAGAACCCGCCCACAAGCGCCATCGCGCCACGCATCAGGCCGATGCCCTTCGCCGCCACGCCGCCCGCATCACCCGCACGCCGTAGGTCATTCTCGACCCCTGCGATCTCTTGCTTTAGCTTCCGAAACGATCTGGACCCGATCGCTACCCGTTCCAGCTGATTGGTAAGGTCACTGAGCTTTGTCCGCAGCGCCGAGATACTGCCGGTCGCCGCCTGCTCCATCTCCTTCGCGAACTGCCCCAGCGACTTATTCGCATCACGCAAGCCCTTATCCAGTTTCGCTAAGCGGTTGAAAACTTCATCCGGCACAACCTTGCCGCTGGCATCCTCGAATCGCAGCTTGGTTTTATTGAACGCCAACCCGACCCGCTTCGCTGCCGTTTCCGCGTCCCTCACGATCCCATCCAGCCGCTTCTGTGATTCAGCCGATAGCGACTCGCCAAATACCTGCCCGCCAGCCTTGCCCGCCTCCTGCAGCTGCCCCACAAGGTCCTTGAGGCCATCCAGGATGATCTTGGCTGAGACCTCAAAATCGGACACGGCAGCGCCTACCTTCGTTTCTTATAGGTTTCCGCGCCTGCGCTACGGTGCTTGCCGTGGCGGGCGGAAAGCTACGGTTAGAACATCGCCTGCCATCTTCCATGGCACGCAAGTATTCCCGCGACTCCAGCGGGCGGTTTAGTTCTACCGGCGGTGGTGGCGGCAAGCGAAGCGGCGGCGGAACCAGCAAGGCAGCCGCCACCCGGGCCACCAACACCGCCCGCGCCGCGCAGCTTCGCGCCGGTGGTACGACCGCAATCGGCGGGCGGGTCAAGGCTAAGGGCTTTGCCGGTGGCGCCGGTGCGCAGCAACGCGCCGGGGGCCTCCGCAGGGCTGGCCAGACCACCCTGAAGCGTGCCAGCGGGGCTGCTGCCGGCACCCGATCCGGGATGAAGGCTGGCGCCGCCGCTGCGGCCAAAGCTCGCATGGCTGCCGCGAAGAAATCCGCAGGGCCCGCCAAGCCCATCAAGAAGATGGGCAAGGCCCCGGTGAGCGCGGCGAAAGCCCGCTACAAAGAACTGAGCGGCAAGGCGCGATCCAGCTCCGCCTATCGTTCCGCCAGTGAGAACCGCGCCGCCGCCGGGGCCCGCCGGAGCCTCAAGGCCATGGAACAGTCCCGCGGGGTCACCAAGAAGCGCAAGGGCAAGCGCTGATCCATCCCAAGCCCCGGGGCCTTCCCCGGGGCCCCTAGGGTTCGATCACTAGCGGCGCCTGCCACGTCAAAGACCGCTGCTCCAGCCCCGTGGTCAGGTCCGGCACGGTGGAATCCGCCGATCGGCACCCGGGCAGCAGCAGCTGAATCCGTCGCACCGCCGCCTGTAGGTGATACGGGCCCCCCGGCGTTTCCGTCTCCCATTGCGTCGCCGCCATCCGCATCGTTGGGTTGACGATCACCTCGCCCGTTGCGCACACCTGCGGATCATCGGACGTGAGGCGAAAAATGACGATCTCCACCCCCCGCACCACGGTGGTAGGTTCTTCCTGCGCCTGATTGATGAACTGCCGCGACAATGCCGGCAGGGTGGTGCCATCCGGGTATAGGTACGTGCCGAGTAGGCCCGCCATACTGGAATCAGCCGCCAGCAGATCGTAGACCGCTTCAGTGGTGGTGGGCAGCGTCATCAGCCTAGGATACGGCGGGGCTTGGCCTTAGGCTTGGGCTTTGCCGTTGCGGTAGTCTTGAATGAAACCGCTCCCCCGCCGGTGGTCTTAGATGGCGTACCACCCTTGACAGAGACCTTTGCTGTTGCTTTTTTCATCATCCACCAAGACGGGATCCATGCTTAGCTTTCCCCTCAAGCGGTGGAAATCTCATCCAAGCACACCGCCACATCCAGAAGCTGCCGCCATGGAAGAATAGCAACCGATGGCATTGACGATTGGGCAACAGTTTGAGATGGAGCGGATGCGCCGCACCATTGAGACCACTACGGATGTAGTGGAATTACAAAAGCTGGCGAAGCTGCTGTTGCAGGCATGGCAGGGCCAGCGGGCAGCGACCGCATGGGCAATGCGGCAGGGGATGAAGCGGCCGTGGATTGATGCTAGGGCTGCAGCGCTGGAAACGATCAACAACAAACAAAAAGGCGCCCCTCCCGAGGCGCCTGGCTTCCCAATCGGAAAATGAACCCAAGATCAATTCCCACCTAGGATCATAGCCCAGTATTGTCCGGGATGGTGCGGGCAGCGCCGATCATGCTGATCGTGCCGGTAAACTTTTGTAGTGTACCGGATGCGCCATCTTCGGACACGCTTACACGGCCGAATCCGATTTGCGCTTCACTGGATCCGGCAGGGCCTTGCCGGAGAAACTTGACCGCCAGGCCAGGGATCACTCCGTACTCAGACACCATCGTAAGCAGCTTCCAAGCGTAGCTCTTGCGATCTACCAAGCCATTGATAGCATAGCTGAAGCTATTGGAGCTGGCAACCTGAATCATGGCGCCATTGTCCTCGGGATCAAGGGTAAGGCTTTGATCCGTCTGGGTGTCAGTGCTTCGGGGAATGCCGGTAAGGCCCATAAGCCTGATCGCCTTATCGGTGCCATCCAACTTAAGAAGGCCCTTTGCGACAGTTCCGGTATCGGCGCCGGATGTGATCGTGGCGCCAGTGTTGGCGTAAGTAAAGGTGGTAGTCGTAGGAGCGGACGCCACCGTGAAGATACCGTTGACGCTGGTGTTAGTGACGGCGGTAACCTGCACACGGTCGCCAAGCACCAACCCATGAGCGGCTGACGTGGTGATGGTGGTTACGTTGGTGGCGCGGGCAACATTGGAAATGGTGAGATTGGTCTTGTTGATGAACGCCGCAAATGGCGATGCGGGGGTGCCAACGCCGCTCCATTCAAAGCGACCGCGGCCGGTTAATGCGGTGCTGGTGTCGATGAAGGTAGAAAGGCTGGTGCGGGCAG